CAGGATTAAGAAGATAAATAGCTACAAGAGCAAAATTAGTGGTCCCAATGACTTGTTGTATAAGTTCACGATGGGTTACCACAATGTCACCATTTGCGCGCATACGAAACTTTGGTTTGAGCACACGATTAGTAGTGCCCAAAGCAACAGGTGCGGCGGTGACATGAGCTGGCATGCTGCGACTAGCGCCAGAAGGAGGAGGATTGGGAAGCATACGATTCATCGATTGCCTACCAGGTTGACGCCTTTTGTTAGGTCGTCGTTGAGGATTTGGGACAGTAGCGGTAATTGTTTCCTTACGCCCAGGTCTAAAAGAATTTTTGCGATTTTTCGGAGCCATATTGGGTTTTGATTGAATATATTTAACAATCGAATTATGTGGTTCGGTTTGATGTACGGATCGAAGATCAGTAGCAGAATAGAAATAAGAAAGAAGATCAGGGATAAGATTTTGGTCTTCAGCGGGAAAGAAATCAGGAAGAAGTTCCAGTATAAACGCAGCGCCCGGCCTACACGAATATATGTATGATAGTTGATTCCCTTTACTGACAAGACTCCGGATGGCAATCTCGTTCATCCATCCACTGCATTGTGTTCCAATAGATAGAGAAATCGGTGTCGTCAGATACATTTATTTGCCAGTTCTTCAAAAAACCCTCCATTGCAAGCTGTTCAGAAATATCAATACCAAATGCAGTTTCAAAAGATATGCGGGCATTAGTTGAAATTGGTTGAGGTTGTAATTTCCTAAGATGATATAACTCGAATTCACGAGTTCCAGGACAGCCAGGAACAAGTTTGCCAATCGTTTGAATTTCGCGTATAGTCCTTTGGCCAATACTGCCTGACCAAAAGTTATTCGTCCTAAGAAAGTATTTACGAGATGAGCTTGCACGCATAATCGCTAATGCGTATTCCTGTAAGACAGGCACCCCCAAATTGAGAATGAGGTTGCACAGTCCTATGGAAGAAAGTAATACATGTCGTGCGCCCAAGCTACTATTCCACTTGGGTCCAGCCAAATCGCAAGACATCGCTTTAATTGGATCGCGCACAAACTTCCACACCCCAGG